AGATTTTTGAAATTTTTTATATTTCCTAACTTCTTTTCTTCTGGCGTTTTTCCAGATTTTCCCGAATTTCCCGAATTTTGAATGATAATTTTTTCTGCTAATAACTGATATCCAGTTCCTTTTTCTTCATCATCTACTTCTTCACGACTTCTGGTGCTTTTATTAAAAAATTTCTCTTGTCTGTCTACATTCAAACTATAAAATTTCCATGATTGATTTAGATATGATTTCAGTTTATCTTTAGATCTTGTTACACTACCAGAAGTTCCTCGATCTCCTAAAAAATCGTGTATTTGGTCTGCAAATATCAACTTAAATATATCTCCATTACATTTAAATTCAGCTGTTTTATCTCCCATTTTAATATCTAAAAATATTAAAATTCAATAGTGTTTCCCGCATACAGGCATATAATCATGTTTCCCTCCAATCAAAATTTGCTCTTTTTTATTTTTAATACACTTTGTAAATGGTGCATTCAAAATCTTATCACCACAGATACCACAGAATGCTTTCAGATGCTCAATGTGGTCCGCGCGTGGCATCAACTTCACCAAATCTCCAAACTTTTTACGTTCTGAATCGGCTATCAACCCATAACAATGAACCTGTTTGTCATAATTGAGCCACAATAAGACACTCCCGACCAAATCTATGAAAAACTGACATTCATCTACCACTATATAATCATAATCACGAACATTAATGTCACCCAAGTGTTTTGTTTTCATAGTAGTTTTTTCGCCTTCTTTTATCAATTTAGGACAATGAGGTGTCAACCCGTCTTTATTTTCAGTGCTACGAACATCTTCGACATAGTTTATAATTAAAACCTTAGCAGATTTTTTCTGTTGTTTTCTCACAGACATAAACCTGTTAACCTTGTCTATCAAAGATGTTGTCTTTCCAGAAAACATAGGACCAAAAGTAATTTCCAGATAACCACTCATTTTAAATTAAAAAAATATAGTTAAAAAATCATTATGATTACTTCAATACATCAAACATCAAAAACCAAAAATTTGAACAGGTTCCAAAAGGAATGTTCTGATAATGCTCAAAAATTTCATCCTGAATCAGAATACAACCTTTGGGACGATGAAGACATCAAACAGCTTGCACAGAAAGAATTCCCAGATTTGCTTAATATATGGGACCAACTACAAGGCATCCAAAGAGCAGATATTGGAAGATATCTAATACTATATATCAATGGTGGCATGTATGCTGACACAGATATCATCTTCAATAAAAACTTTTTTGATAATGCGGATATAGAAGAAGACAAGATTTACTTTGCGCCAAGTGTTAAAATCTTCCCCTGGGAAAATCTGACAATGACAAACTACTTGATTTATGCTCCAAAAGCGAGAATGGGATTCTTCAAAGAACTCGTTAGAGAATGTATCGAAAGAGTAAGGAAAACCAAAAATGTATACTTTTTAGATTATGTTCCATATACTACAGGTAGAGTTGTCGTCACAGACATGGCCAAAAAATACAAAAATGTTGTAATTTTAGACGAAAATAAAGTTCTCAATAAATTTTGTGGTAATACGGAAATAACAGATAAAAATATCTGTTATCACGAAGGTTCTACTATACGAAACGACGAAGACGGTTCGTGGAGAAGTAATGGTTTAATGACGGTAATAGAACAAGAATGCGCCCTTAGAGAGAAGATAGGGGTATCTGGTAATATCTGTCAGGTTCCTATTGTACTCTTAACACTTTCATTATTAGGTTTGTTATTTTTGGGATACAAGGTTTGGTGTTACAAACGTTAATGTTCAGTCGTAAGTTTGGTATTCATTGATGTTTTTGACCCGTATTTGTTCATTTTTATACAAGGGAAAATATTCCCCACTATATGTATGAACATTGAGCTTAACATTGGGTTTATCTACCTTGCGTTTCAAGACAGGAGTCACCTTTATAAGTTGTTTGACAAGTTTAGTTATGTTCTTCATTTGTTTATTTAATTGATTAAAAATTTTTCATTTTTAATCAAAAATGTCACAGAGTTATAATAGACTTAAAAAGCTTTCTCAAGATAGAATAGATAAGAAAAGTACAATTGTTTCATCAACAGTAGATTATAGTGGTGTTTTCTATATTTTGTTAGTTACAGTGTTTTTGTTGTTTATTCTCAGTTTATTCTAGCTTCAATCTTTCCGTTGTTGAAATTCTTGTTCTTTGAAGTATTCAACCACACAAAGTTGACAAATTGTTGATACGATGGTTCTTCGTCTCTGGGAAACATATTACAGAACTGGTTGTATTTTTCAAAAAGCAAAAAATGATAATGCTTCTCCCAGTTTTGGATGTTAGTAAACGCCATTGTGGTAATTTTTTAATTATAACTATATTAAAAAATTCATTTTAAATCTCATTCATCAAGGTCAATATCCCCCATAACTGGTTGATTTCCACCATTCAACATATCTTCAAGATTGAAATCTCCGTCATCATTTTTTGGTGATGAGGAAGGTGTTGTTTGAACATAAGGGTCTTGATTGCCTTCATTAACAGGTGCTTCTTCTCTAGGTGTAGGTGATTCTTGTTTAAGTTTTTCCATCTTTTTACGCATCTTCTCTACAAGAGCAGAATTTTGAGAGAACTTGGCATAAGCGGGGTTTTTATTTTCTTTCTTTGCAATGTCTTCAATATCTGTGACAATAGCACCTGTTATATACATCTTGATACTCAATTTACTGGTTTTGGTCAAATATAAGATTTTCACTGTTGGAATACAAGTGACACTTTTACTCATCAAAGCATTCAAATCAAGACATTCATCCATTCCAGGAATTACAAAGTCAGCAATACGCTCTCTCATTGCTTGTTTGTCACCGATTGCTGGTTTAGCGGAGTAGTAAATAACATTGAAGTATACAGAAGGGTCTTTGTCAAGAACTTTACCTGTTTTCTTATCCTTAGAGATATATACAGGGTCAGTAATCAACTTAAAAATTTCTTCTTCTGTCTTGTCTCCCAATTCGAGTTTATCCTTATTCTTAAATACAACCTTGGCCAAGCCTTTGCGGAGTGTCTCAAAGAAACCATCTGTGCCACCATAGACAACAGATAAGAACTTCTTATCAGGAGACTTCCCGACCACATTCATCACTTCTGAAGATGTTCCTACAACGGTTGCTGATGCATCGGGTTTTCCATAAACACTGATTTTACCGTCTTTCGGTGTAGCCGTACAAGAACCGACATCCATTTCAATATCGACGTCGTCCTTTGAAACCCATCCCTTTGTTTGACTTCTGGAGACACTTGAAACGCAGTTAGAAGCATCTTCATTTCCCCTTGGAAAGTCAAATCGTCCTTTGAGATTATAGCCATTTTCAAGAGTCAAACCATAAGGAATCTTGATTTCCGGCATTTCAAAAGAAAGGTCACCAGTCATTACATTGCCATCTTCATCTTCGTGGTCATAACAAAATTTTGTAATCTTGTACGGACCTGCCTTTGAAGTTTTATCTTCAACTGTCACGAAAGACAGAGCATCAGCTGAGAACTTGGAGAAATGTGTAGAAGCCATGATTTTTTAATATTTTTGTTTTAATTAAAATTTCATTTTGAAACATAAAGTGTTCGTAAATAAATGTTTTCATCGTATTCCACTTTTACTGGAGCAATGTTCTGTTCCTTATAACCCTTGACATGTGACAAATTTTCAAAAAAGAATTCTAAACTTTTATCATCAACAGTACCATTATAAAAGGCTTGTGGAAACCCGGAACGATAGGTTATTATAAAAGGCGTATGTGAATACCTTGCCCAATGATATGGATTATCTTCATCGTTTAGCATTTTAAACCGTTCCATAATTTTTTGTTCCATTTCAGCATTGACGGTACCAAAATTCAACCCTGGGATGTTATCCGCCGCTGATACAAAACTACGCAACATGTGTTGTGAATTATTATCTTCACCATAAAAACATATATTGATAGGGTCTTTAAATTTTAGAATAACAGAACTTTCAAAATCACTGTCTTTGATGACATCTATATGCTTAGATTTTACAATTGTTCTTTTTACTATTTGACTCTTATCTTCCATTTTTATAAGTTATTTTTATTATAATAAAATGATAAATTCGTTGGTGTTACAAACTTATTCTCCTATAATTATACCTTTATCATTTATCTATGGTGTGAATTTTGTAGAGAAAGAATTACTGTATAGTGGCGTTCCGTATATCGGTTTCGTAGCTATATTGCTATCCTTGCTTATATATTATGATAGAGTAGAAAATAAGAAAACGGAATACCTATCTGCGGGGCTTGTAGCGTTTTTTGTATCCTATGTGCTGATGTCTTATACTCGAAGAGTCTTTTTCAGCGCTCTATGCTTACTCGCATCCTTGTTCTTGATAGGTTACGGAATTTCCGATATGGGTTTCTATTCGTATAAAAACCAGTATATCTTTTTGTCGTTGTTTTTGATGTTTGTAACTATGGTTTTCCTCATACCATATGAAAGAGAACATTTGAATGCGTATAGTATATCAATGTTGTTATTAGCGTTTTCCGTGACCATATTGGTATTTATGTCTGTAAAGATACCTTTAGATGCTTAAATAAGTTTTATCTAAAATGCCTACTTTAAATATCAATGATGTGAATTCCTCTATAAGTTTTCTCATGTCCTCTATGGTTGATTCGGGGCGTCAGGCGATGAGAGAAATGTTTGGTATTCCAAAGCCTACTTGGTTGAGTCAAACAGAGCGTTTTGAATCTTTCTTTTCACAACTTTCTGCGGACTCTGGAGCATTGAACAACTTCAAGGAAAGATTTATTGTTCCTTTATACACGAAGCATGAACTTGAATTTACAAGCCCAATCATCAACAGTAACGATGTTATTCAGGATGAGTTTATTAAGATTAAAGACGACGAAACACAATTGAAGCTTCACAGAGAACCGCGTGGAATTTTCTTACACAGTGATGAAGGCGCGGCTTTAAAATCTCTTTATTTGCCCATTTCTGAAGCATACACCAGTGCTGTAGAAGCTTCTATGAAGAATAAACAACGAAATGTAATGCTGCCGGTTAGAATTTTGCTGGGATTCTATAGCACCTTGTTTTACAGTTTGAAGGACCTTCCCGAACATGCTACTCATGATGACCTTGAAGCTATTCGAACCAATATTAAGGTTTTGAATGAATACATGGAGAGTCTTGATACAAAGGATGATTCAGAGACACAAGATGAGGGTCCAATGGGGCTAATCAAAGGATTACTTGGAAATGTTAACTTTGACCAAATCGGCGAAATGATGTCAAAGGTTACTAATGACGCACAAGCAAATGAAGAGTTCAAGAGTGTCTTTGATAAGATGACTCAAGGCATCCAGGGCGGAAAAGCTCCAATGGATGTGATGGGTGACATTATCAAGGAGGCTACGGAGAAAGGCACTGCGTCACCTGATGTAGCGGAACTCTTACCAGGGTTAGCAAGATTGGGTGAGCAACCTGTTGATGAAGAGAATTGATAGAGCATAATTTGTAATTTATATACTAATATATAAATTATTCATAATCCCGTATATCCTTACCTACTGGAAATCTGGGAACACCAAATTCTGATAAATTCTGATATTGATAGGTCATTTTCTTTCCGATAATCAAACCTGGTTCATCAAACCAAATCTTACGCTGTTCAAATGTTGTTGATGGTCTCACGCAAAACTCGTTACCACGCGGGTCTTTGACCTTAATCAAAGCAAGACCTTTCTCACGTCCCTTGCCATCTTCCACACCTATAATATCACCTTCCTCTTCTTCGATATCTTTAAGTTTCAATATGTTATTTTTACGACCGCTTAAATATAATGAAGACGTATATCCTTTCGGTGTTTTGTCAGACATGTACAATTTCCTAATCATCGTTCCCTCAAACCCAGTAGACCTGGCATAGCGATGAAAAGATAAGAGTTCATTGTCATTTTTAGCCCAAAATGTATTGACCACTACAATCAGATTGATACCATCAAAACTTTCACATAACTTATTATATGCATTTACGAGAATGGTCCAGCGGTCTTCATATGGTTTCTCTAAATTACAATCAAAAATATAATATTTGATGTATTTTATCATTTGGTCATTATCTGTATTTTTCTCCTTTCTGAATACAGATGAGATATCGTTAAATGTCAATTCATCTGAAAACATTTCTCCATCCAACTCTATAGAGGGTGGTAGTAACGCTAAAAAGTTGTTCATACAATCATCAAAAACAGATAAATGTTTGTATTCTTTGTTATTACGAGACCGATACATAATCTTGTCATTATCTCTCCTTATTAGACAGCGTATACCATCTAGTTTAACAGTACAACCAACCGGATAATTAAGAGACGTCTTTCCGTGTTCATATTTGTGTGCCAACATGGGACCTTTGATTGCCGGTGGTTCATTCTTTGCTCTATAACCTTCTCTATGTTTCTTAAGATACCTGTTATTTATCTCTAACAACGATTGTTCTTGTAACGACCTACCAGAATTGTTGATGGTGACTTCAACCATCTCTGTTTGTATAGCACCACCCACATGTCCATGGTGTACTATGATATTGGAACCGTCAAAACCTATTCTCCACGACATATTTGCCCCGTTAGAATTGATTTTGTAAATAGGTTCATAATACCATTCTTTTACATTTGGTGGAATCGTTTCACATCTTTCAAATTCCATTTTTGATGATTGAGGAAAGAAGAAATTTCATTTTTAAACCTTTTAAACGATTTGTATATCAAAATGGATTTCAAGGGAGCTGGAAAGAGTCCAATGGCATTTGTTAACAAAAAATCTAGTGTTACTACACCAACACGAAAGTCTTTTTTACAAAAATTAGCGGAACAATCTGTAGAAGAAGAGAGCAATGACGAGCCTCCAGAGACGGAAAAAACTACAGAACAGGAGCAGAATATAGTAATAGAAGATGACTTTGACCAATCAATTGGGAGAATATCGCCAATTAGAGTGGAGAGAGACATCGAAATTCCAAATATTTCTACTGACATACCCAAAACACCCGAGATACCCACATTGGTGGCGGAAAAAGAAGATCAGCCACGCGTGGAAACTATTACACGGGAACATCTTAGTCCCGTAAAAAACAACTTTGTGGACGTAGACGATGAAGACGATATCAATGAAAGAGTCAATGACCTTATCAATGACCCTGGAAAGATTGATTACAATTTGGAACAGGAAGAGGTCAGAAATGCGTGTATTGAAACGTTCAAATCTAAATTTCAAAATCTTAAGTTGAACTATCCAGAACACGGGATAGAGTTTCCTGAAGGAAAAAGTTTGAACAAGGTTCATGATACTTACCATTCTATTATCAAATCTATCTATGTTAATATGAATTTAGGTCAGTTACAATTAGGCTATATAATTGTTCTGATGGCTATTGAATTTGTTTGTGTTAAGGCATTCAACGTTCCTCTTGCTGGATTTACCAAATTAGAGCTGAAGAGAATGCACAGATACAACCAACTGATGGTCGAGTTGGGTGAGAACCTGTATTCTGTGGGTTCTGGTTCTTGGCCAATTGAATGGAGAATCTTGGGAACTCTATTGATGAATATTGTTATTTTCATTGCATTGAAGTTCTTGTCTGGATATGTTGGTGGTGACAGTATGACGGATGTTATTCGCAATGCCGTTGACCAAGTTCTCGACAACCCTGTAACAAAGGACAATATAGAGACTGGTGTTGGAAAAACATCTGGGTCTTCCTCCACAACAAGTAGTGGACTTGGTTCTATGATGGAAGGAATGATGTCAGGCGGTAATGGTGGCGGTATGGCGGACCTTATCGCAAGTCTTGGTACCGGGTTTACCGAAAAAATGGAGAAATCAGCAAAACCCGATCCATCAAAACCAAAGAAACGTAGATTTGTGTTTGAAGAATAAAAACGAAAAAACAAGATGTTTTAATTATAAAAAACAAGATGGATGATGATTACGAATATTGGGATAAGGACGATGAGGAGTTCGATTCGGACAATGAAGTCGCTGTATCTCCGGTAAACGATGGCGATGTCATCTTTGATGAAGATGAACAAGAAGAGAAATTTGAAGATAAAGAAATGAAAACCAAAATCTCACCACCTATCATGTTTGAATATGAAAAGTCAAATGTTTTGTATAAACGTGTAGAACAACTTGATAGAAACAAACCATCAACGATGGAAGACTATGTTTTGAAACATAAAATAACATCCTCGTTTGAAATAGCCAACATAGAATTTGATAATGGAAAACTTCCCGATTTCTACATCATACGCAAATTTGATAAAGGATATTACGAAAAATGGCATTACAGAGACTTTGTATATTTCCCAAAATAACCAATTAATTTAACGTAAATTAATTGATTTAAAAAAAATTTTACCTAAATGAGATATCCAGACAATTTAATATTTTCATTGGAGATAACAAATGGTTATGTTTTTAGACAAATTTTTGAGTTATACGATAAATTGGTGATAAATAACATTCCTATCTTTTTTAAAGAATCTGGAGTAACTATTCGGGCGTCTATATTATCCACACGTGATAATCGTAGACTAATAAGCGATATAGAAATCTTCACCGATGATGTAATCGAGTATTACATCAATACCGACCTGACAACAATCAAAAAGGAAGATTCGCCAAATCCTTGTCAGATTGAAAAGATTAGTATGAACACAGTAAAATCTGTATTAAAATCTATCTCCAAATCTAATAGTGTCAGATTATACAAGACTACAGATAGCCAAGATATCTGTATTGAAATTAAAGGTGTTACTATTGAGAATTCCAAAATAACATCTGTCAAGTGTAAAAGCTCGGATAACGGGATTTCTGATATAGAAGATGATTTACCTGATTTGCCTAACATAAAGATAGATATAGGGCAATTTTGTACAACAATGAAAGGTATTATGAGAGACACTGATTTTACCATCTTTAAGATTTACAAAAATGGTTTGATTGTAGAAGGTAGAAATACCATTGGCTCTGTTGTTAAGGACAACAGGTGGGGAAATGTAGAGGGTGACGAATGGAGCGAATGCAAAGTCGGGACTAATTTTGTAAAGGCTCTTTGCAAAATTAATGGTATGGCTAATTACAGTATAATAAAAATATTTTGTAATAAAGATGGTTGTTTTAAATTAAATCATAAAATTGGTGATTTTGGTGATCATAATATCTATATTAAAGAATTTTAGTAATAGTATGCCCATGCTTTGACAAGTTTCATATTAGGTGAACCTGTTTCGACCTTTTGGGTCTTTACATTATATTTTTGGGCTTCAAATTTCAATGCTCTATTGTCTCCCTTTTCTACAGAAAAGTTAAGAGTATTATAGGACAAACCGGGTTCCACTAAATATATTCCCTCTGAAAGTTTTTTGCTTCCATTGACTACTTTAATTCTGTAGTATTCTTGGCTGGTTGAAGATGACAACAGAACCAAACCACCAGAAATATTTCTATTTCTATCCTTATATAGTGGTTTAAAGGCTAAATCATTCCCACCGATAGCCGTGGAGTAATAGTCACCGTTTTGTGTAAAAGTAACAGTTTCTCCATCTGCGGTATTTGAGAAATAATAGTCTCTAACTCTTAATCTATTGTAGAATATAATTGACACCAAAATAATGATGAGAATGAACCAAATTAGAAATATTATTAACCAGTCAAAGAACATTTTAATATACTAAAAAAAATTATGCTGAAGCGGCATGTGCTTGAGCTTTATTTAAATGTTGTTTAGCTTGGCCTATTTTCTTCACGGCTTTGTTACTGTGTTTTTTTGCTTTCGTCATTTTGTTTATCAAATGACCTGCCATTGAAGACGACCCTTCGTATTGCGACGAAGAACTGGTTTGTGCATGCGAAACGTTATTCATATGTTGTGGTTCTAAAAAATATTTGTATAAAAAGAATCCAATGACTCCAAGCACAACCAGCACAAGTGCGATGACTAAAATCCATAAAGCTGTATCCATTTTAATTAGTAAATTTTTTTTAGTTTATTTTTGGTTTATTTGATAAAAATATAAAAAAATAATTTTATTTTTTTATATAATAAAAATGGAACTTAATTCACCAATTAAAATGCTTCTTTCACTATTTCCTCTCGGCGCTCTTGCAGCAGTCGTGGTGTGGTTCGTGTATGTGGGTAAATACGGTCATGATGGAAATGCCAGTGATGCTGAAAATAGAAACAACAAGGATAGAGCGTCGATTGCATTCGAAGCGGCTATCGCATCTGTTGCGCTTTACTTCATCCTGCATCACAATGTTAGACATTTGATGTAAATTTTTGTAAATGATGTAATATGATAAATTAATATGTAAAAGTATTTTACATATTAAATGAGTGGATATAGAAGATATGCTAAATTCGCCAAGATTCAGCCCGTAAACGGTAAACCGCCATACGCAGTTTACAATTCTCATTCTTATGACTCACCTGTGATGAATAACGATAACATCATAATAACGTCTATAGACCCGGGTATCAAGAACTGTGGAGTATATGTTGACTGTTATAACACAAAAACCAAAGAACATACGAGTATCTTGTTGCTGCGTTTAGATTTCTCTTTAAATCAAGAAGATAATCATTACATTAGTTGCATTAAACAATTTGATGATCTTGAAAGACAACACCAATATTTTTCAAAATCTCACTACATTGTTATAGAGTCGCAAATGACTATTAGTTACGATAATACACGAATGGGGCAACACATTATAACCTACTTCTGTACCAAGTTAAAAAACAGAGGAAACATGCCCCATGTGATAGAATTTAACTCTCAGGCAAAAACACGGATGTTAGGTTGTCCCAAAGGAATGAAAAAACAACAATACAAGAGATGGTGTAAACAAAAAGCGATAGACTATCTAAAAACCCATCCCAACCAGAAACACGAGGACGCCTTTATCAAACAGATTAAGGGTGCCACTAAAGGTGATGACATGGGTGATTCTATCTGTCAGTGTTATGCATGGATTATGTTGTTAGAAGGAGATAATAAACCTCAATTGCCAATCAAAGAAGAACAAGATTTTGTTATAGAAGAATAGTTTAAAATATAGTATTTAAAAAATGGATATTAAATCTTATTACGGTCCTGGATATTGGTCTGCCATGCATATAGATTCTTTTAATGCTAAAACATACGAACAAAAAATAACTTCTGCAAATACTATTGCGCGTTTAATTACCACATTTCCCTGCGGTAAATGTAAAAAGCATGCAACTGAATACGCTTCTCATCATCCATTAATCCACCCTATAAATGATGGTGATGAACTGTCATTGTTTCGCTGGGTGTGGAAATTTCACAATACTGTTAATGAAAGACTTGGAAAGCAAACTATAAGTTTTGAAGATGCAGTGAAAAAATGGGGTGACGAGTCTATTTGTTTCGAAACCAGCTGTGGTGATTCTGACGAGGAATAATAACCAAACTGAAAATTTTATGATTTTTAAATCATAAAAGCAACTACAACTATGGATTGCCAAATCTGCTGTGAAAAATTCAACAAGTCTACAAGGAAGGCAATACAATGTCCTTCACATGATTGTAACGAATCTGTTTGTATGTCATGTTTTAGAAGATACCTGTTAGAGGGTGGAGACATTGAGCCAAAATGTATGGTCTGTTCCAAAAAGATGTCATATACGTTTGTTCGTGAAAAAGTTCCTGTCACATGGGCTAATAAAGAATACTTGAACATGAGAACTAAACACTTGTTGTCCCGTGAAAAATCCTTACTCCCAGATTCACAACAGGATGCCTTAGATGAACTGGATAGAAGAGAACGTGTGAAGAAAATTGAAGAAATACAGGTTTCAATTCACGAATATGAAAGAATAATCACCAAACTTCGAAGACAGCAACGCGAACTATATAATGTCCCTCTAAGGAAAGAACAAGTGGTTACTCGCAGAAGATGTCCTGAAGAAGAGTGTCAAGGCTTTTTGAAAAGTGATTGGGAATGTGGTTTATGCAAGTTAAAATGTTGTTCACAGTGTGGTGTTAAGAAAGAAGAAAATCATACATGCGATGAAGAAACAAAAGCTTCATTTCAAGTCATAAAGACGGACACCAGACCCTGTCCAAAATGTGCCATTCCTATACACAAATGGGAAGGTTGTAATCAAATGTATTGTACACAATGTAGTTGTATGTTTGATTATAGGACTGGGAGACTGGAGACAGGTCTTTTCCACAACCCTCACTACTTTGAAGCAATTGAAAACGGAACAATACAAGGAAGGGATAATAATCAAGCCGGAGGTTGCAGAGTAATCAATCAATATAATTTCCTGTATTCGTTAAGAAAATGGAAAAAATGTGAACCAAAAATGAGATTTGAAGTCATTAGTAATATGTTAAGACTCGTGAATCATATTGACGATTATACACTACGAAATCATTATACAAATGAAAACAATGATGCGGAGTGCAGGAAAATGAGAAGAGATTTCTTGTTAAAGGAACTCGATGAAAAAGATTGGTTCAGAGTACTCAAAATAATTGAGAAATCCAGAGAACGCAATACAGAAATAAGACAAGTGCTCGAGTTGTTTAAAGATGTGGGTAGAGATATACTATTGAATATTCAAGAAGTCATGATGGCAATATATAATCAGTCATATTGGGAAGAAAGACCTCGCGATATAATCGTCAATGAACAAGTTATAGAGGACCCTACAGAGTATGTGTTTAAACAAGTGAATGAATTCTTAAAGTTCAAAGATTTTTGTAATGACAAGTTTATCAAAATTGAACATCTTTTCAAGAACAAAGCACCAGAGATATCACCTGATTTGAATGTATCTAAATGTTTGAGAATTTAAGAAACTAAAACGAATTTATTATAATAAAGATTATAATAAAAAATGGAATCAATAAATGCACTGAAAGGAAAAAATTTAGAAGTAACTGGTTTACTTGACGGTCAGGGATTTGTCAAAGTAGTCAAAGTTTCTCCTGAAACTCACCCTGAAGGTTTTACTCCAGAGTATCTTGTTGCAAAAGCCGCGAGAGCTTCTTATGGTAGTGACACCAAAACACCAGAGGCAGATAAACGATTGGTAGAGTTTTTACTTAGAAACCATCACACCTCTCCTCTAGAAATGTGCTCTATGACATTCTGTTTGAAATTACCAATTGCTATCTGTCGTCAGTTGCTACGCCATCGTACTGGTAAATTTAATGAGTTTAGTCAGCGTTATAGTGAAGTAACAGAAGAGGTCAATAGATTACGTCTAGACAGAACAGCAATGGCACTGCGTGGTAAATCCAAAGACAACAAACAATGTTCGGAGTTTAATTTGAAAACAGACCAAATCAAAGATATTGTGTCAAGAATTCAAAAAGCCGAAGAGCTACAAGATGAAGTGTTCAGGTCTTATAAAAGTTTACTAGACGCGGGGTTGTCAAAGGAAGTTGCAAGATTTTATCTTCCAGTATCTACCTATACTACGATATATGTACAGTTTGATTTGAACAATTTTATCAAATTTCTGCGTTTGCGTTGCGCGCCAGATGCTCAATACGAGATACGAGTCTATGCAAATGCTATGAAGAAGCTTGCGAAGCAGTTCTTCCCTATTTGTTTAGATTTAGAAGATGACTACAGTGGAGGAATGTGGATGGGAAAGTATGAGAAACAAATGATTAAAGAGAAACGAATCCCAGAAGAAGTTACCTCAAAAACATTCGAGAAACAACTTCGGGACCTTGCAAAAGAACTCGATATTGAGTTGGAAAATTAATTTAACTTGTTTAGTTAAATTAATGTATTTTAGAATAAACGATGAATACTTAAAATGGATGAAACTAGAGAACTTATAGAAATCGATGACGATGATGAACAACCTTTTTACACATATTGCTACTGTACTAAATCACTGTTTGAAATGCGACAGAAAAATCTGAAATATTGTTTTTGTGGGGCCTGTGTAGGGCCTTTTCTATTCGTAGCAGATGTCATTGCTTTAGTGCCACAAATTTTTATCAATAATGTAAAATTATGTCTTAGATAAATGTATGGTGCTGGAATTATACCTGTACACTTTTGTGGTGATAATATTAGAATTTTACTAGTCAAGGCTAAAATATCCGAAAAATGGGGATTTCCAAAAGGTCATCTAGAAAAAAACGAAGAGTTAAAGGATACAGCTATACGCGAAATGAAAGAAGAAACAGGTATTGACATAGACTACTCTGATTTGAAGACCTTTTTAAGTTTTGGAGATTATAGAATGTTTCTTGTAAGAATGTATAAATTAGAAAAAGTAACAAAACAGGAAACCGAAATAATAGACGCCAAATGGATGTTATTGGAAGATATAATGAGAATGGATATGAGTGAAGTGAATTATTCACTAAAACTCTTTCGTTTCTCGTTGAACAAGGATGAAAAAATAAAAAAATTTATTAAACAAAATAATCAAAAAATCTATATTATGGAACCTTAGTTGAGATTTTCTCGATATTCATATTAACCTTATTGAAATAATCTTTTCCCGCTGCCATTGCGATACTATGGAACATTGGCGGAATATGAGTTCTCTTTAGATCCATAAAGAGAACTACTCTTCTACCGTTTGGATTTTCTACCGAATGTGTAAATGTATCATCAAACAATACAATCTCCTTTTCTTTCCAAAAGTATTCTTCGTCGTCTACTGTGATTTTTGCTCCCTCTGGGATATCGATACCCAGATGCATTCTAAGCAAACCTTTCCAAGGCCCTCTATGAGGAACCAAAACCTTACCCTTTTCCATAATTGAAAACATGGCAAGGTCCAAAGGTAGCTGTTTCAACAATTCTGCGGTTTTGGGGCATTTTTTACAATTGTCTTCATTATACTCATCATAAAATTTAAACATAAAGGTTTTCCATTTTTTATTATCCGAGTTCGATAACCTATCTTGTTTATCATCTATCTTGTCAAATTCGGGGATATTATCGTAATCTTTCATAATTTCGGCAACCTCCGCTTTGATGGTGTCAAAATTATCTATCAAAATTTGAGCCTCTGGTACCACAACTTTCCAATCCAGAAAGTTGTTCTGATATGGTTCTGGGATAGAATACATCACAGCACCATTTAGTGTATTTATAACTAAATTTGAAAGATTACTATCCGTTGGGCCATCGAAAATACTATTGTAATTAGAACTGTTTTTCCATTTTACAGCAAAAACTAAGACCATAATCACTATAATCACGATTACTGTCGCAATTCCAAATATTATCATGCGTTTCATTTTACTTACCATAAAATGTGATAAGCATGATAATTTGCTTTTGATGGATTTTTGTATGTTAACTTTCCATCTTTATCTTTTATACCTCCAGCTCTTTTTCTGTAATTGTTTCTCCTCGTAGAGTCTAAATGGTCTTTACTTTTCCAGATACCTGTTCTATCTTTATAGTGTTGCATATTACGAGCACCAAAATGAATATTTTTACCATTAACTTCAACCATTAGCTTTTTATCGGGTCTCGACGACTTGTAATATGTATACTTGCCAATTTTTACCCCTTTTCCAGTCGGAGAACGTGGTGTTAAAATGTTTTGTTTAGTCATTTTATTTTGATTAATTTTATTTAAATAATTTAAATAAAATGGACATTTCTGGAATAGACGAACTGGATCTAAGAATAATAAGATTATCTGATGGTGTTGGAACTTTGACATTAGCAGATGGAAGTATCACTGATAGTTCAGGTGCTATTTCTTTTGGAGATGAAAATCTCAGTACAACAGGGACATTGGGTTGTGGTGTATTAACTGCTGCTACTGGTTCTGGTATAGGGAATTTGACATTAGCAAATGGAAGTATCACATATGCCAATAGTCAAAACGCATTACTGAATGTCACAGCGGTCAGCGGAACAGATGTAGCTGGTAAAAACCTCACAATATCAGCAGGTCAAGGTACAGGGACGGGAGCCGGTGGTAGTCTCATCTTTCAGACCGCAGATGGAGGTAGCACAGGTTCAAGTGCTAATAGTCTGGCAACAGCAATGACTATACTTGATAACGGTGATGTTGGTATTGGTACATCAGCAGGACCAAATACTAAATGTCACATTCATAGTAACTCAACGAAAATTCTATTACTCACTAATACAAGCACAGGAGAAAATTCCACCGATGGATTTAGAATAGGATATGACGGGACTCCTGGTAATGTGATTCTGTTTAACAACGAAAATACTGGTATGTTATTTGGAACAAATAGCGATGAAAAAATGAGAATAACAGCGAGTGGTGATGTTGGTATTGGTACATCAGCAGGACCAAATGCTAAATGTCATATTAATAGTGATGTATCGAATATTCTATTACTCACTAATACAAGCACAGGAGAAAATTCCACCGATGGATTTAGAATAGGATATGACGGGACTCCTGGTAAT